CAAGCTCCCTTGCCACAGTATTGGAAAATCTGATTGTTCGAATATCATCTTTTACCCATGGCGGCTTACCTGTCTCAAGGTTTTTCCATATCTGAATTGCATTTTCCATATCAGTGGACAGATACGTTTTTACATTAAATGCCTTCTCTGCATCCGTTTTAAATAACATATTAAATTTCTCCTTTATCCATGTAATAAATCCCATTTAATCTCACCTTTAATTTGTTTATTATTATCAATTTGCTGATTTTAAGCAAAAAAATACCAACCATCAAATATTGATGGCTGGTACTCAAAATTTTTAATGATTTGGTGCACAATCTGCACAAAAACCATTTCCGGCATCTCCATTTTCAAAATCATCTGTTTCAAAAACTCTTCCACAATCAGGACAAGTAAAATATGAACCAACACAATCTTCACAAACAAATCCACCGCCGAAGTGCTCGTATTCCGCACCGGATTTTCCACAACGTATACATTTTGCCATATCACATGCTCCTTCCAAATTTGTTGCGTAAAATTATACCATACCAACCACCAAAATTCAATTTTCAATGTTCAAACCGGATCCTATAAACTACCCAAACTTCTGATCAGCCGTTAATACATCCACCTTAATCTCTTTCTTAAGAATGTATAACAATAATACCGTACATCATCCATAGAATGGTCATTTTCCTTTATGACCGCATCTTCTACGCTTTCCTCGTTCCAACAATACAATCCAAATTCATTGATGCACTCTTTGCAATCCTCATATATTTTTAACATGCCTTTGTTTAGCATGGTGGTAACAACTCGTATCCCATCCAGAACATCATTGTCTGCACCTTTGACAATATATTTACCATACTTCCTGATAACTTCAATAAATGAAGCTGCTGACGGATCTACAATAATACATGTTACTTTTCTATCGCCAATCATTTCATCCATCAACCTATAATACGCTTCATCATCTAAACGTTTTCCCTCTTTCCTGCTATCGTAATACACCTGCTTTTCTCTTTGTGAGTTTTTCCCATCAAAAGCCCAAAGACCAGCAGAAAACGGATTGACAGTACCATAATCAACGCTGACTATATATTCTGTAACTCCTGTCATATGCTCATGGGCAACATGCTTATCTTTATCAAACATAGAGTATACTAACCCCTCTGCCACACACCATATACCAAGAATATAACGCTTGAAGAATACCCCAACGTACATACTACGATATCTTTCCTTGATTTTCTCTGACAGTGAAAGATTGTCATCCATAGTAAAATGTAAATATATGATATTCTTTTCCTTACATTTATCTATCCAATTAACCTTAAACCAGTGCCTGGGACTTTCTGGGTTACAATTAAACCAAAATTTAGATCCATCTACAGAGCATCGTCCTGTTGCTTGATTTACAAATGATTCCGGCATTAAAGCTACCTCGTCGAAAAACATTCCTGCAAGCGTGATGCCTTGTATAAGATCCTGTGACCGTTCATCCTTGCCTCCAAATATGTAAAAAAAGTTTATTGTTTCTCCTTTGCTTACAATCAGCATATTATCAGAACGATGATCTATTACTTTAAACTTACGGCTGCGAAGCATCAATTTTAACCAAAACAGCACGTTCCTCCTAAATGATCCAATTGTTTTTCCTGACATACCAAAATTCTGTTGATTAAAGGTATTCATTGCCCACAGTACATAAGATAAGGACATCGATAGTGTCTTGCCGCTTCGAATTGCTCCATCCGCTATAATACCATCCATATCTTTTACCGGGCTGTCCGGACACCACCATGTAAGAACTTTTTTTTGCTTTACAGAAAAAGGTTTAAAATGGAATAATTGTTTTATTCCCTTTTTCTTTACTGATCTTTTTTCCTTTTGGATGATCTCACGAAAATTTTTTATTTTTCCATCGATATTATTTGTCTGTATCTGATCCGTTCCACACCTCCGATGCAGTAGCATTTAAAGCATCCATAAAATTATCTTCTGCTTCTTCATCTGCTGTATTGTCCTTGGATTGCATTTCCAACTTAATTAGTTCAATCTCCATTTTCTTTTCTTCAAGATTATTCCAACCTTTGAAATTATTCCGTAAGCTGAATTGCGCACCATTTGATCCGTCACGATCAAATAATCTGCTTTCAGCATATTCCTCAACTCTACTCTTCGCACGCGTTATCGTGTCCATAAATTCCTTTTTTGCTTGATAATTTAACAGTGCCTGCCTTCCTGAAAACCCTAACGCAAGAGCTAAGCCTGTAACAGTTGGTGGTTTCTGCCCTATAATAATTATTTTTCCGTTTTTATCACAGACAGGGTTTCCTTCATCATTTATAAGTGGAGTTCCTTCACAATCTTTAAAATACTGGTCTATTTTCTGTTGTATTTCTTCCTTAGTCTTATACTTAGGTGGTGCCCCTGGTTTAGCCATTTTTAATACCTCGCTACTTAAAATAATCCCTTATTAAGAAGTCTTCTTTTTAAAATCCTCAATCTTCTTCTCTGCGTCATAAGAACTCTATCATTTCCGGCATCTTCTCCACCGTTTTGAATCCTTTCTAATTCAGCAGATATATTTTTATCATGATCTACGATAGCACGATATACTGCTTCTACCTTTCGCCAGGTATCAGCTTTATTAAATGCCTCTTCAATATCATCTGTTCTCTGAACATATCCACGATAATCCCATAGATCATTGTTTACATTTTTGTTATTACTTCCTCCAGGAAATGGAATTATATTTGATTTTGCAACTCCACTTGCGCTTCCTCTGCCACCCGTTACTTTTCCTCCCTTTTCTTAAACCTATCTGAAAATGCCGGAATCATTACAATATTTCCCTTACACTCTTCTGGCACTTTCCCATAAAATAAAATCTTTTCCGGTTCCAACCTCTTTAACATTTCATTGTAACCATTCATAAATGCTTCTTTGTCAGCTTTCCTCATTTGAGTTCCAATCGCCGATACTGCAACACATCCATGTGCAGGCTCTCCATCAAAGCACCATTCAAAACTTTCTTCTGTACTCCAACATACTGTAGGTATTACGTTAATACCTTTTTCCTGCCAATATGCAGCCAGCCAATGTTTGCGGTAATGGTTATATATCTGCAATGCTTTCGGAAAGTCGGTGTAAAGACTGAAATCCGGAGATAATACACTTTTGAACTTCCGCAGCATATCTATGTACCTGTCAGGATCATTCCACACCCTGTTAAACTGGTAATCGTCCAGAAAAAAATGTATACCTTTGTTTTCCGGATCCGTACAGCCTTTTGCATAATTAAAGCCAATAAAATTACAACTCTGATATTGTGTAGACCGTATTTCTGGTATTCCATATTCTCCCACACCGTCAAATAACCCGTTTTGAATATTTTCATAGTTTCTTTTTGTCTTATACATTCTTTTCTCCGTTCAGGCTTTCAAAATACTTATCTTATCTTCTATTATCCTATAAAATCTAAATAAATTTGTAACTTTTTACTGAAATAGAAAAGTTCATCAATTATACCATTACAAAAACAAAAAGAGTCAAGATTTAATCCTTGACTCTTTTTTATATTACTTTTGCTTTATTTTCAATCAGACTCTTTTACATTTAATATCTACAACTATCGCTTAGCTTTTGGTTCCACTCCTCTAATAATTCATACCTGTTTTCTCTAACCCAATCATTAGCTTTTCTTTGTTTATCTCTCTCAAGACCACCAGCTATTATTTCTCCTGTTCTTATTGCTATTGAAACCATATATCCTCCACAATCAATATGAACATGAGGTTCCCTTTCCTTTCCATCATTTCCATCATGACCATGTATTAAATATCTCATTCCCGTCTGGTGCTTTTATATATCCCATATTTTCTCTCTCCTGTATGAAATCTATTTAATATAATTATAGTATCTTAATCATTTCATATATAGACTTTTTCGTCGACATTTATCGACATTTTTACTTTATATTTGTTGCCAATTCTTTATCTAATAAATAATAGAAATATCTTCTATATGCATAAAATTCTGTTCTGTTGTATGGAATCCTTCCAAGTTCCTGAGTATATTCAATTGCATCATATGACTTATTTCTTTTAACTGATAAAATAATAAATTTGGCAATATCCGGATTAGCCAGACAAGCCGCTGAATGCATTTCATGTTCGTATTGTCCTGACTGACACAACTTTTTCAAAGTATTATATCGTTCCTTGGATATGCCATAATCCTCTAAAGTTATATCACGTAGTCTCTTTTTCAATATATTGCCTCCTCTCATTGTCAATAATCGTTGTTTTTCTGCTTTATGCTATTGATTGTGTAAAAGGGAAAAAATTGCGGATCAGATCATTTCTGACCGCTTTTTTCTTTTCTTTCTTAACTCTCTTCCAGAAATGC